GGTGCAATTGTACTTGACTATTTACCAACAAATGATGAGAAAAATAGAATTATCAGTTGGGTGCATTGGCATTATGGAATAGAAGAATCGTTAGATATTACTAATATCTATAGAGATTCACCACCGACTAAATTTGTTAGCACATCTGGTGGTAGAGCTACAGCGGAAGCAACAATAAGTAATGGTTCTGTTGATCAAATCAACGTTACTTATGGGGGTATTGGTTATATTAGTACAAATCCACCGAGTATCTTAATTTCACCGCCGACAGCATTATATGAGAATATTGAAAATGTTAATTATGAGGGTGATTTTGGTGTTATTGTTGGATATTCAACAGTATCAACTGGTATTGCATCAACTGGTATTTTATTAGACTTCTTTGTTCCACTGGATTCATATTTAAGAGATCTTGATATTAACAATGTTGGATTAGCAACAACGGGAATAAGTGGAATACAAACTGGTTATCATTTTATAATTGAAAATTCAAATATTGGAAATGGATTAACATCCTTAGATGCGAGTGGTAATGTTATTGGTATTGGTTCTACCTTTATAGATAATATCTATCGTGCAGTTTCAGTCTCAATTGGGAAAACCTTTGTTAGTGGAATTGGAATAACAGATGTCACTAAAGTTTTAGTGAGTTTAAGTAACTATAATGGACTTATTGGTAGTGGATATAGTTCTTATTATGGTAATTTTAGTTGGGGTAGATTATATGATGGAATAAGGAAAGATCCAAAATCCTTCAATTATTATAATAACGGCTTAATTGGAATAAATACTTCACCAACTGTGATTAGAAATAAACCATTAAAGTCTCAATCATATAACGTATAAATAACTAAAAACATAAAAAATGTCTGCAATAATTACTGATCAATTTAGAATTTCCAGTGCGAATAATTTTATATCAATAGCCTCAACCGGGCAAAATGTATATTATTCCTTTATTGGCCTTTCTAATCCAACTGAATTTGAGTCAACCTGGAATACAATACCACCATCACCAAGAGATTCATTTGAACAGGGGAATGATTATTGGGATACTATGGTAGCATTAAAACGTATTAATGCTAGTGATATTAGACCAGTAATTAGAAAAATTACATGGGATTCTGGTGTAACTTATGACATGTATAGACATGATATAAGTAGAATAAATCCATCAAACCCATCTGGCTCACTATCATTATATAATTCAAATTATTATGTATTAACCTCAGATTATAGGGTTTACATTTGTTTAAATAATGGAACAAATCCCGAGAATCCATCAGGAAGACCATCATTAGATGAGCCCCAGTTTACTGATTTAGAACCAAGATCAGCAGGAACTAGTGGTGATGGATATATTTGGAAGTATTTGTATACATTAACCCCATCTGATATTTTAAAATTTGACTCTATTAATTTTATACCAGTCCCTAAAGATTGGGGTACTGGGGCATCAAACTCCATAATAAGAGAAAATGCTGTATCTAGTGGGCAATTGAAAATTGTTAATATATTAGATCGTGGTAGTGGTATAGGGACTGGAGATATAGTTTATACAAATGTACCCATTGTTGGTGATGGTTCTGGAGCAGAAGCTAATGTAGTAGTTAATAATAATTCAGAAGTTGAATCAGTTACCATAAGTAATGGTGGTTCAGATTATACTTATGGTATAGTTGACTATATTTCTGGTGGTATGCCAACTGGGGCAGAGCCACCAAAATTTGATGTGATTATCCCACCAAATGGTGGTCATGGCTATGATATATATAGGGAATTGGGTTCACATTATGTTTGTCTTTATGCTAAATTTGAAAATGACTCTGAATCTCCAGATTTTATAATAGGAAATCGGATTGCTAGAGTTGGCATAATTGAAAATCCATTACAATATGATTCAACTTCACCACTTACATCTGATACAATCAGCGCACTTTATGCTCTAAAATTAGTTGGAATAACTAATGAAGATGATTATAAAGTAGCCGCATTTACACCAGATTCTTATATTACACAAACAGTTGGAACTGCCGTTACAGCAGTTGGTCGTGTTTCATCTTATGATTCTGTGACTGGCGTTTTGAAATATTGGCAAGATAAAAGGAATTCTGGATTCAATACAGATGGCACTCAAGATGATAATCCAATTTATGGAATAGTTCAGAATAGATTTACGTCTGAATTATCTTCCGGCGGTAGTCTAAATATTAATGGTGGATCCACCACACTAAAAATTGATTCAGATTTTGGAACGGAACCCAATCCCTCTATTACAACTAACATAAATAATAAAACATATCAATTAGGTCAATTATTTATTGGTGGTGTATCAAATCCAGAAGTTAAAAAATATTCTGGGGATATAATTTATGTTGATAATAGACCATCTATTACAAGATCACAAAATCAAAAAGAATTCCTAAAGGCTATCTTGCATTTTTAATAAAACATTATGTCACAACAAACTAACTTAAATGTATCTCCATATTTTGATGATTTTGATGAATCAAAAAATTATTATAGAGTATTAAATAAGCCAGGAAAGCCCATTCAGGCTAGGGAAATTAATACCCTACAATCAATATTACAAAATCAAATTGAAAGGTTTGGTAAGCATATATTTAAAGATGGTTCTGTTGTAATACCTGGAAATATTGGTATTGAAAATCCATTCCCATGCGTTAGCATTGAATCCGAATATAATGGTCTTCCAGTTTCACTATATTATAAAGAATTAATTGGAAAAAAATTAACGGGTGAGAGTAGTGGAGTAACTGCTGAAGTTGTATATGTATTGTGTTCAGAAAAATCTGAAAATTCAACATATACATTATATGTAAAATACTTAGGTAGTGGTGGTGTAGATTTCTTAAATTATACCTTTTTTGACGGTGAAACTTTAATAATTGATGATAATTTAAATATTGATAACTTTGTATTCCAAAGTGGGCAAGGTATTGTTAATACAATTGCTGAAAATTCTGTGGCAGAGGGATCCGCAGTATTTATTTCTACTGGGGTATATTTTGTTAATGGATTCTTTGTTTCTGTTGATGATCAATTCATATTATTAGATCAATATTCAACAACCCCATCATATAAAATTGGATTTGATGTAATTGAAAATTTAATTGATGCTTATGATGATTCGACATTATTTGATAATGCACAAGGATTCAATAATTATGCCGCCCCCGGTGCGGATAGATTAAAAATTGAATTAAAATTATCTAAAAAACTATTAACTGAAAATACCGATAATTTTGTTGAAGTATTAAGGGTTGATAATGGTAGGCCAATATTCTTTAACAAAAATACACAATACAGCCTAATTAGAGATGAGTTGGCGAGAAGAACATATGATGAATCTGGTGATTATCTAGTTAAACCATTTAATGTATTTGTTAAAGATAGTTTAAATGATAAAATTTTAAATGATGGTATTTATTTTGAAGATCAATTAACTCCTAATGGGAATACACCAAGTGAAGAACTAATGGTGTATCAAATTAGTCCCGGTAAAGCATACGTTGGTGGTTATGATGTAGAAACTATATCGGCAACTTATATTGATGTTGAAAAGCCAAGGCAAACCAAAACAAGAACTAATCAAGCTATAACATATAATTCTGGTATATTAATCACCTTAAATAATTGTTTTGGCGCAACTCCATTGGGTATTGGAACAGATACAGTAGTCAATTTAATGAGTGATCGTATTGGCAGTTCTCCACATGTTGCGTCTGGGTCAACAATAGGTGTTGCTAGGGTATATGATTTTATACCAGAGTCTGATTATGTTGATGATACTAGTTATTTAACTTTACGTTTATTTGATATCCAAACATATACAAAAATAGGGTTATCAACATCTATAACACTATCAACACCCGCACATATAAAAGGTAAGCGTAGCAATACAACAGCATATTTACAGCAGTCAGTAAGTAATTCAGATGAGTTAGTATTATGTGGTGTATCTGGTAAATTTTTAGAAAATGAGCAAATAGTAATTAATGAAATTGATAATAATAGATTAATTAGGAGTGTAATGGATTACACTCCATCTTATGTTAAATCTATAAATTCTAATTCTGGAATATCAACATTTAATGGTGATGTTGTATTTAATAATAATGATTATATATTACCATCTGGATCTATATTTAGAATATCTCAGGAATCACTTGGTGTTAGCACAGTAACAACTGGATTAAGTAATAATTTTGTTAATTCTGTTTCTATTGGTGATATTATATCATACCCAAATCAAAATAATGAATCTGATATAATTTATAATAAAGTAATTTCCATTTCTTCAAGTGGAAGAGAATTTACTATTAGTGGTATCACTACAGTAACTGGAATATGTGATGGAGCACTTCCAACATCACCAATTGAAGTAACTAATTTAGTGAAATTAAAGTCAAATTTTAATTCAAGTGGTTCTTCATTATTAACTAGAGTCGGCAGTAATGTATCAGATATAAAATTAATAGATAGTGAGATTATACAACGTAGATCATTTAATAATATATCATTCACATCCTCATCAATAACAATAACAATAGATCCTATTGATGAGGATATATTTTTTGAATCATTTGATGAGGACCGTTTTGTTATTTCCTATAGTGACGGATCCATTGAGCCAATGCGAAGAGATAAGTATACTCTAGATATCACAGGTAAAACATTAACATTTAATGGGTTATCAAAAATATCTGGGACTGCAAATCTAATAGCAACTGTTAAGAATTTAAATCCAAGTCATAAAATAAAGAAATTAAATAAAGCATCATCACTAATAGTATCGAATTCAAAATTAACATCATCTGGAATTGGAACAACATCATTAAATGATGGTCTTACTTATAGTGCAGTTTATGGCACTAGAGTCCAAGATACAGAAATATCTCTTAATGTTCCTGATGTTGTGCGAGTTATTGCTATATATGAATCTGGAACAACATTAGACCCAGTTGCCCCCAGTTTAGAATTATCATCATTCACTGGAATTAACAATAATAACACCGATTTTATCATCGGTGAGATTGTAATAGGAAAAACCAGTGGTGCAGCAGCAATTATTGTGGCAACACCTGGAGGATCTGAAATTAATAAAATTAATTTTGTAAACTTAAATGCATTTAATTTTACAAAATCAGAAGTTATTTTAGGTAAAGATTCTAAAACTGAGGCTATAGTTAATTCTGTTATATCAGGGGATAATAATATAACAAAAAATTATACCTTTGATGATGGTCAAAGGTCATCTTATTATGATTATTCTAGAATAATCATAAGATCTGGTTCAACTAAGCCAAGTAGAAAAATAAAAATATATTATCAAAATTATACCATTGATAGTTCAGATACTGGGGAATTCATAACAGCAAATAGTTATTCGACTGTAAACTTTAAGAATGATGTTCCAACCTATGCCAATACTAGATTAACCGATTGTATTGATATTAGACCCAGAGTAGCTCCATATACTGAATCAGTATATTCACCATTTGAATTCAATTCAAGAGTATTTTCATCCGATGGACAATATTCAAAGTATATATTAGCACCGGATGAAAATATAATTTTAAACTACTCATATTATGTTGGTCGCATTGATGTAATAATTTTAAATAAATCTGGTCTATTTGAAATATCACAAGGAATACCATCGGATGATCCCAAACCACCATCCTTACCTAATGGTGGTTTGGGTGTGGCTAACATATATATTCCACCTTATGTTTATACAACTAAAAAGGTTGAAGTGGATATTTTAAAACATCGTAGATATAGGATGTCTGATATATCACTACTTGAAGATCGTATTGAACGGGTTGAAAGATATACTACATTATCTTTAATTGAAAGCAAAACTGAAAATTTTGTTATCAAGGATGCTCAAACTGGATTGGATAGATTTAAGTCTGGTTTTTTTGTTGATACTTTTAATGACCATACTTATCATGATTTGAGACATCCATTATTTAGATCAAGTATTGATACAAATAAAAATATATTAAGACCACTTCATTACACAACTTCAGTTGATCTTCAACTTGGATCTGAGGTTATATCTGGAATTGGTCAAGTATTCAACCCAACTTTTGATCATGATTATGCGAATGATTTAGGCTCACCTGGAATTAAAAAAACTGGTGATTTAATTACCTTAAATTACAATGAAGTGTTATATATTGAACAATTAAATGCAACTAAGAGTGAGAGTGTTACACCATTTTTGGTTACTTATTGGTTGGGATCAATTCAACTAAACCCACCAAGTGACTCCTGGGTTGATGAGCAAGCGTTTACAATAAATACCCAAAATGAAAATACAACTATATTAAATGCATTACCAGATGAAAATATAACAATTGTAAACAATGTTACTAACAATACTGAAACATTTATAGGTGATACAATAGTAGAAACTGGACTAATGC